TGAAACGTTACTACGAGCCACTTTAGCGCCCTTTTTGTACGAAAATGCAAGAGCCTGTACAGTGATAGTCTTAGCACTTGCATCGATCGCTGTAATTAATACATCCTCAGTTTTTGTATCATCAAAAATAGTGACTTGCGTAAATGGTGTAAAACCATCAACACTAGCCACTTTTAAAGTAGTTGTGCCATCTGTAACAGCTTCGAGAATATCTGTTAATGCTGTATCTAATTTAATTTTGTTAGAGCTGCCATCAAGCGTGTCTGAAAAAGTACCACTATTTTCAGGAACACGACCATCCAACTCTTGTTGAACTTGTATACGTTGAATTTGACGAGCATGTTCTATCAAAACCCGATAAGCGTTGTAGATTCCCCACTCAAAATTATTTGCGAATTCAGACATGAATGGTGTGCCATCATTGATAATTTCTCCTGTCGCAGGGTCCGTGACATCATCATGCCATTGAGTACGTTCATAAGGATTTTTTTTGAAGTTTAAAGGTATTTCGCCATTCATTAGATTATTCACTTATTTTCACTTCCTTCGTTTCCAGTTGTAGAGGAAATGCGATAACATACCCCTGTGAACCCTTTTGATAATTCATTGTTTTAACGTACAATTCACGCCCATAATTATCGACTAAAGCAGCACGTGTAACTAGGCCTTGTTCTAGAGATAATTTCACATACTTTCTTAGTCCATACTTTGTGCTAGTATGATAGATTTCTTTGTCATGTACGACTCCATCAATAGTCACCTTGGCTCCTGCTACAAGATTACTTAAAAATTGCTGCGTTAAATCTATCATCAACGGTTGTATTTCATTCAATTCCTCACACCTCCTGCTCTAAATCGGCCACAAATACGATTGTTCATATCGAAACCATAAGCATCGTTTGAAACGCTTAATATTTCATTCCCTAATGCACCATGGGTTTTAGCTGTTTTAAATCGGCCACATATTTTTGTTGGTAACGTCCATGAATAAGAGCCACCAACCAATTGAATTACCTCTTTTAAAATTCCTTCTGCGATGATCATATAAATATTTAAAGGAATCATAGGCTCTAAAATTTCCGATACTTCACGATAATAATTCTGTTCACTCGGTAACAACAATTCTAAAATGTACTCTTGTGGGTCTAAGTTGATTTGATAATTACCCTCACCAAAAATAGAATTCAGTAATTGTTGTAACGAACGCCAAGTATATGGAAGTTTGTTATTAATTTTTGCAAGAACTTTCATTCGTCTGGTTTCTAACGTATCTGATGGGCGACGTTTTAACTTCATCATTTTCTCCCAACGAGCAATACCTATCTCATCAATTTCGTTTACAAATCGCATAGAAAACATTTGCAATAACTCAACTTTAACCCGATTAAAATTAGTGTTTTCAACTTTGGCTATTTCAATAAATTCCTCAAAATCACTAATAGTCGTTGGGTAAAGTTTTGAAATATCTATCTCATTTGTTAACGGTTCATACATTAGTAACCTCACCTCTTTTTGGAATAGAATCGTTGTCTAAAGTGAAATTACTTGCAGTTCCGTTAATGGTTGTATTTTGCACATCAATTATCCCGTTGATTTCAAGCATTCGAGATTCTAAATGCACTATTCGCAAAACAAGTGGTGAAGAATTTTCCCACGTTTTTTTAAGTTCAAGCAAATAATCATCTACCATTTGTTGTACATCTATTTCAACATCTGCCCATTCAAACCCCTCATCAAAAGTGATGTTAGGGAAGTTAATATTAATTACAGTATTACTGACACCTTTAACTAATACTGTATGTCCGATTGGGGCAATTCCTAACCCCTCCCCTTGATTGGTTACTGGGTCTATAGCTGTCTGCAATGATTCCAGCAATGTTGATGAAGGTACATTGTAAGTTGCATCTAACACAACCAATTTCACATTGTAAATTCCTTCTCTAATGCGGTAGGCCTTTACACCACCAATGCCTTGAAGTTCGTGAACTTTATCCAAATAATCTTTTCGGTTTCCGCCATAAGCTAATGCTTCAAAACTATCTAAATATCGTTTACGCAAGCTTTCTGTATCTTCCTCATCTTCACCTGGTATTAATAATTCAATTAGTTCAGCATTTGTTAATCCGTCTATATATTCAATTGGAATTAATGGACCGAAGTAATTGTTGCCAATCATTCCTGGTGTTTCACATTCCAATTTAAAAACACCGAAACTGATTTTTTCAGTAACGGTGTAATTATGAATATCTAAAGAAAAACGGCTTCCGATAGGTACATCTAAATTAAATATTCCTTTTAAGATTGCCTTTTCAGCAGAATAAGGTGATATTCCTCTATCTTTACATAAACGAATTAAGAATTCTCTAGAAGCCGTATCACCAAACATTTCTTGTAGCATACCTTCCATTGAAAGATACAGCTCGTATAACTGTATTGTGTGAGGTGAAAGTGCATCCCAGATAATTGAACCTTCTCGCTTGTCTACGTTTGATTTTACCATTTCTAGTGCATCATCTAGTAATTGCTCCTGCGTAATATGTTCAAACATTAAGAAACCACCACCTCTTTTGTTATTTCAATTTCTCCTGCTGTTGTATGAGCTGTAAATTGCACATGTACTTTATTCTTTACGTGACTAAAAGAAAAAGCATCAACACTGTCGATTCGATCATCCTGTGTTAACGCTTCGGTTATAAGTCTTTTTAGTTCACTGTATACAAAAGGGATAGGTTGTCCAAATAGCTTTCCGATTTCAGCACCATAGTTCCAAGTATAAATTAAATGATCATAGCGCTCTGTACTCAATGCTTTATAGATAGCCTGTTCAATGGCTTCTCGTCCATCACAATATCCGACAATGCGCTTTCGTTCTAAATCTAATTTGTAGGTGCGAGAAGGTTGGACCACTTCTTCGAAATCTGCTGTTAACTCTTCATCCAATTTATTTTGTGGAATCATCAAACCACCTCTTTATCGATAATTAAGTACTGTTGACCGCCATGAGCACGAATCATAGTCACCTTGTCACCTTCAACAAGACCATTATGGATTTTAATCTTCTTACGGCCTTTATATTCGTGTATATGGCCGTCCGTTTCTTCCGTTTCATGGTCAACTGTTATTTCAACTTCATAATCCATTACAGCACGAGTGAGCTTTAACTGTTCTTCTTTTAGTGTAAGTTTTTGGTCAATTTGAACCTCCAACGGACTTACACTTAAAACAGTGCCATACACAGCCGTAGATAGCTTTTGAGCATTGATGACACCAAGGACTAGCTTCTGAATTTCTTTTAAAATATCTTCCATGCTACGCAATGAAATCACCGCCTATTAACTTCAAATCCATTCGATGATCAGATTCTTTGAAAATATGCTTCACTGTCTCAACCATCATAAAATTGGCAACCGTAAGATCGCCAACGTACATTTGAACAGCTACCTGACTGCCTCCACGGACAATTGGATCACCAAACACTTTATTAATGTGGAGCTTACGTGATTTGCGGTTATAAAGTTGTAACATACCATCTGCCTTTGCTTTAGCGTTATCCTTTTCACCTAACTTCTCTGTGAGTTGCAAAACGCCCCACTCGTTGATTTTGCTGCTGTCTTGAGCGATGTAAATTTCACGTTTACCTTTCTTCTTATCTTCACGTATCAGCTTAATTTTATTGTACGTATTTTCGTCTATGGATGTCGTGTACTCAAATGACTCCCCTGTGCTCTCATCAATCAGCAAATCAGTTTTTAACGTCTTGGCTTCTCGTAAATTGAGTGACCCAAAGTCATCATAGAGTACATATAAACTTTTTGTGTGAAGAGTTGTTTCAGCTAGAGCATTAGCCATGATAGTAAACAACTCTTGATTATCTTCGACCATCGAAGGGATGACATGCTTTGTATTATCTACAGTGCCTGTCTTTAATCTAAAGTCCTTCGCAATCATTTGAAGTACTTGAGCAGCCGTCTTTTTGGAATATACATATGTGTCCTTATTTTTAAAGTAGCGCAGCTGATCATAGCAAGTGACAGTAATAACCCTGTTATTCGTACGCTTCTTGGTAAAGACAAAACCGTAAAATATCTTTTTACCGTCATATTCAAAACGAACTGCATCACCCTCATGAAAATTAAGTACATCATCTTTGATCACTTTGAATGTCAATTTACCTGGTGTGCCTTTTCGATGTGTTTCCCACTCAATCCCTTCCTCTACAGCACATTCGTAAAGTTGCCCTCTACTCATGATATATAGTTTTGATTTAGCCAAGTTTGATCACCTGCCCTGCTTTAATAACGCTTGGATTACTGATGTTATTGATTTTTGCTAACTCGGTATACTTCGAGCCATCACCTAAATATTTCTTAGCAATGGCCCATAGTGTTTCTCCATCTTTTACGGTATGAGTTTTTGGTGTCGTCTTACCTGTTGTTGGCCGTTTTTGCTCTACTACAGCTTTAGTTGCTGTCTTAGCAGTACTCGTTGAATTACTGGCTTTTGTGGCAGCTTTCAAATTGATTTTTTTATTTCCATAAGCTTTATACTGCTTTAATTTGATTCGTACATTGACATCAAAGCCGTTTTCAGCGGATTCTAATATTTCGTACTCTTCAAGTGATACGGTCATATTGGTGTCAAAAAGTAGGTTTCTATTCGGCATCATGCGATTGACAATAAACTGAAAGGGCTTGTCATCAACTTTCAGCTTTTCTAGTTTTTCGAGGTAGTAGGTAGCTGGCTGAAAACCATTCGGATAAACAGAAAACGGATATTTTACGTTTGGGAGTAATACCTCAAACTCAATATCCGTTAGTCCAGTTTTCTTTATTATGTTAACTTCGCCTTCGTTCATCAATACGGTGGTTTCGTTTCTACCATTAATCTTCGTAGACAATTCAGCAGGGGCAACAGGAAACTGTACACCATCTACAAAAAAGTTATACATCTGTTGAACCTCCTTCAGCTAGCATTTCGGCAACTTCTTCTACTCGTTCTCCGAATTTATCGATAACGCCATCGATGTCTAATTCACTATTGATATGGTTTTCATTCTTCATATCCACTTTAATCTCAGCTGTTGTGTATCGGTTAATGGCTTCACGCTCGGCAATATCACGAAGATATTTTAAATCTTCATTCATCATCTTAATGCCATCAGCAGCTTTCTTTGTATTATCAGCTGTTTTCTTGCCTGCCTCGTTGCCTTTATCAAGTTTTTCACCTAACCCTAAAGCATCGTTAATCGACTTCATAAGTGCATCGGTGTTACCACCTGTATTACCTTTGTCAAAGTTGAATAAATCAGCACCCCAGTTGTAACCTGTATCCCATGCGGCGCCTAACGATTTCATCTCCATTTTAGGAGCTTCCCAATAATCATCAGGGGCTTCACCAACCCAATCTCCTAATGCGCCTTTGAGGCCTTTTAAATCACTTGTAATAGACGTTGTATGAGCTATTTCGCTACCTTTTCCAATTCCAATTTTTGCAGCAATATCGGATGGTAATAAATCAACAAGCCAGTTCCACGCTCGAATAGCACCGTTAACAGCATCAACCATTACATTTACAAAGTTCGTTGCAAAACTGTCCCAACCGTTTGTCATCGAAATAATCGAATCTAGAACATTTGATGCTAGATTGTAAAACAATTTCTTTACAGAATACATCGGATGTTTCCATACATTCACAAAGAACTCCACATAGGAAGCCCACATATTCCATAGATAGGCAATTACATTAAAAATGGCTGAACCTAATACCATGAATGCTCCAGCGATAATGCCTGTTGCACTGATAGATGTTCCTGCAAAATGATTTATTGCGGCAACCGCTAAGTATATCACTGCAATCAAAGCTACGATAGCCATCACTACCCACACAACTGGATTAGCAGCAAGCGCAGCAGTCCACATCCAAATGGCAGCAGTTTTTAATAATATAGCTGTTCTTGCAAGGGTTAGATACGTTATGAGTATACCAATAACACTTGCAACTCCTAGTACAATTGGGCCAATTAAAGACCAATTATCATAAATAAAGGAACCTGTTGAAGCAATTGCATTCATTACAATGCCTATAACTCCAGCTATTAAATACAAAGCTTGCGTTGCGCTAGAAACAAATTCTTTAAATCTCTCACTATTTGCAACATCATTTATTTGTTTTAGCACTGGACCAAATGCACGCAAGGCTTCATTTTGAAAATAAGTCCACATTTGTGACCATGTTACTGGCATACTATCAAACTTTTTATTAATTTCATCTGTAGCTGCAAACATTGCATTTTTTACGATGTCAGCTGTAATCATTCCGTCAGCCGCCAAATCACGAATAGCCCCTAAAGGTTCACCCATGTAGTCTGCGATTGTAGATATTAAGTTTGGCGCTTGTTCAAAGATCGAGTTCAATTCATCACCACGTAGCACACCACTGGCTAAAGCTTGTGATAACTGAATAGTTGCATTACTCGCTTCTACAGCACTTGCCCCTGCAATACCGAATTGTTTTTGTACAAGTTCAGTAAATGCTACCACCTCGCCCAAGTTACTGAATGAATCACGAGCATTGGTACCGATTCTCGAAACCATGTCAGCAGTATCTTTAAATGATGAATAAGAGCGTTGAGCAGCGTCATGAATCATCTGTTGTGCGAGTTCTATATCGCTCATATCACCTAGTCCAAAATCAACTTTAGCTAACTGATCAGGAATAACAGGCATTTCCTCTACCAATAGTTGTACACGTGCTTTGGTATTTGTTAACTCGTCAGAAATCTCAATTACTTTACCCAAACCCTGTAAAGATAAATAAGCACCGATCAAAGCTCCTACTTTCCCAAGTAAACCGTCCATTTCATCCGTGCCATCCCGTATTCGGTTGTTTAATCCTAATTGGGCATTATCAGCAGCATGAATTTCTTGTTCAATCTGATTCATCGAATTGGCTGCAGTAGCTAAATTTCTTCGCATCAACTCAATAGAGGAACTATCGAACATATTGCCAGAAGCTACATTCATTTGTTCCATTTGGTTGACCATCATAGATACTGCATTATGCATAGCTCTGATAGGCTGGCTCAAGCGATCTTCAATTTGTATCGCAGTACGAATTGTTGCCATGTTCTCACCCCGTTTTTGACATAATAAAAAGCACTCGTCATGAGTGCTGATTTTTTATTCTGTATGTTCCATCTGCGTGTTTGAAGTATTTAGTCTTACAGTAAGGACATTTTATTGTATTTCCAATCATCCTAAATTTTCTTTCGCATTTTAAACATTCAGATGGTCTTGTTTTAATTACTTGCACAAATGTAATTGGCAAAATCAGAATAAACATAATTATTACTATTAAGATAATGATGAGCATTAACATCAATATTCCTCCTCATTTTAAATGTACATAATATGGAGAGTATGCAATTAGAAGTAAGAAGGATCATATGTGAATTTAGCGATTCCGAAAGTTTTATCCTCTATTTCTTGAATCCACACATCTTCAATCTTATCGGAGACAGGACTGTATCTTAAAGCAAAATTTGTATCCGCGACTTTCTTTATTTGATTATTATATTCAATACCGAATAAAGGGAAGATATCGTCTTTCTCTTCAAATTTCATTATTGAGTCATCATATCCCCAGTATTGCCCCGAATAAACATTAAGTCGTGTAACAACATCATCGAATAATATAAATTCAAACTTATTTTTCTCGTAGATATACAATTTACCTACAATACTTTGATTAGTTTTTGGCACTATCCATTCAAAGTCCTCAATCTTTTCAGGATCTCCCATAATTCCGACCAATTGAGTGCTATTGATTTTGCTAAACTGGGTAGCATCAATGATAGGTTCAAAGGACTTATTTGAACTTGAATTTGTACTCCCTGAAGAACACGCACTAAGTAAAACTAAGATAACTAGTGTCAATATTATATTTATTTTTCTCATAGAATCCCTCCTCATACACAAATATACATAAAATGAAGGGATTTCACTATAGCTAATTAGCATAAATAGCTCGTTCCTATCGCTTCTTTCCTTTTTTGGAACTCCTTTTTGCCTCTCGTTCTTGCTTTTTATCCTCTTCAATCTTGATCTGTAGCGAAGCAATAATACAAGCCTTATCTGCTAAAGATAGAGACATATATTCAGACGGTAGGCGACGCATTTTATGGACCCACCAATGCATGATATTAGCGTCACCATCACCGTCCTCAATTAGTTTTTTACTTCTTCGACCATCTCCTCCAAATCGGCTTCATAACCGTTGGCTTCTTGTGCCGCAACTGATGCATCTGCAATTTCACCAATTGTCAGCATCTTACCAAGTAGTGCATCTGCACCCATTACTTTATAAGAATCTTGTAACTCTTTGTCGTTTAGATTTGGAAATATAATAGATTCAACTGTTAATAAACGTTGGTATTTAAAATGGTCAAAGTCCGTGTTAAATTGTCCTTTACGTTTTCCTTGTGTAATCATAGAACGTTTTGTACATTCAGACTTTAATTCAGCATCACGCTCTGGCGAAACTGGCGCAAACTCCCATTCAATAGGTTTCCCTTGTTCATCGATGAAACTTTTTGAAATAGCGCGCTTAATATTTCCGTTTTGCTTTTTATTATGTGCGAAAAATGCTTGTAAGTTTGTCATTTATAATCACCTTATCCTTTTTAATTAAAATTAAAAGAGCTCACATATTGTGAACTCTTTTTTATTGCATTTCTGGTAAAACAGTGAATTCTTCTGGCATTTCAAATTTTTCGAATGTGAAATCAAATGAATCCTCTAAATACTCTGCATCTGCATCTAATAACGCAACAATACCGCCATCAATATTACAATCAACTAAAATTGTTGTTTGTCGTCCAACTTGAGAAGAACCATCTTCATTCGTCACTTGAATATCGAAATAAATATCCTCGCCAGTCTCTTGGTAGTGCAACAACATTTTTCGGAAAATAGACGTATTAAAATGGAATGTTGCACTACCACTGTACTCTAGTCCAGTAGCTTTATTTCCCTTCGCTACTTGTCCCATAATTGGTATTTTCGTTTTTGTTTTTTCGGATCGTGCTTCTAAGTTAATTAACTGTGCAAATTTATAACGATTCCCATCAATTGTGACCCATGCCACACCTTGCGCACCATGAATAGCATCACGTGCATGCATGGTAGCTTCTGCGAAGTATTGGAGATCTAAATGTAAGATACTTTTAGGTTGCTTTTTTGTTTGTAAAAAGTCTTGTAATAAATCAGCGGCCATTCCCTGTTCTGAAATCTTGTTTACTTTCAATTGCATTCCCTCCTTTATGCTACCATCGTTGTCACGTAAAGTTGTGACATCGTTAGTGTGTTTATTACTTCCTCTTGTACAACTACAGCTCGTTTAGATTCACCTTGTCCAACTAACAGCTTTTCTTTATCGTAATTTTGGATAGCTCGAATACGCTGCATTTCTCCGCGATGTTTACCAATATCATTCCACAATGAAATACGACCATCTTGATCGTTCGGAACTTTACCAAGATAGCGTGTATTAAATAGATGGGCTGTATCGATTGCAAGCTGATCTAGAACCCGAATCGTTTGGTTATAAGAGAAGTCCTCATTTTTATCTGTTCTGAATGATGTAAATGTATTTACATCTTCTAACACATTAAAGTCATCACCCACTCGATGGAAAACGTATTTTCCTTCGTTAAGTAATAGTGTTAATTGTGGTTGAGTCTTGGTTTCAGACATATCAAGCACATGTTCACCATCATATGTGCGGTTAGTGTTGGATTGATTAACAGCCACTCCAGCTTGTACACCTGTAACCCAATAAACAGCACCAAAAACTTCCTCACCGTCACCAATTGCATCATTTTGAATATCTATAATACCTTCATGATCTGCTTTTCCAAGTTTATGGCCGATTAATTGGAACTTGCCTCCTGCCTCATCTCGAATACGCTTTGTATACTCCATATATAGCGATTTAATAATTGTATCCTCTGATAGACAACCCAAGGTGTTAAAGCCGTATGCCTCTAATTCATCTAGGGCCATTTGGTGAGGTGTCCCTGCTGTTAAAGCAGTTGCTCCGTTATTTCCGCCTGTTAGTTTTGTCCCTGCTGTTGCAGCTAAAGTAGCGTTCTTTTTAAAATCAACGAAATCATTATTTTTTAAATCAGCAGCTGTTGAAACAGCAATTTGTTCATCAATTAATGTTCCAGCAATAAGAGTTTTCACGTCCCACTTTAACGGTTCGTCAACATTTGCTTGAATAACGATTATAATATCGTTTCCACGTTCACCTTTGTATTTCGCTGTAGCAAATTCATTAGTTGCCTTTGCTCCTCCAAGGTTTAGTTTGCAGAAAAATACTGTAAGGGCTCCTTTAAATAGATCTCTAATACCTTTTAGCTTTGGATGAGTGTAATCGTAACCAAAGATTTTTAAAGAGTCTTTCTGCATGTCTTCCTTAGTGACAGTCATGACTGCATCATCAGCACCCCAATCAAGCGCTATTGGTAGTGCAGCATACCCACGATCAGAAAGGTTAACGAATGCGCGAGCTTTTGAAATGAAATTATGATACGTACCTGGTAATACTTTGTTTTGCGTTAACCAAAAACCTCCGCCTAATGCCATTACTTCTTCACCCCTTCATCGAATTGCTTTAAAATTTTGTCCACTTGAGTGAACGTATATTGCTCATCATCTGTTAGCAATGCATTAAGGGCATCCCGACGATGAATATATTTACGACTTGTGACCAGCTGTGATTTTGTAAATTTCGGTAGCTTTGAAGTAACGACTTCTGCTACCTTTTCAACGTCCACTGGCTCGACCTTTGCTTCAATCTCTTTCGCCAACTGAACTCACCCTTTCTCGATTTGTGTAATGATCTAATGAACCCATGAGCACTTTTGCCTCAATCTCTTGTAAGAAGAAATTAAAACGAATGAAGTTATGACCAATGCCATCAACAACTTCGCTATTAGCACCTGTACCAAGCATCAGCGAGCCGTTTAACAGCGTTATTTCTTTAATTGCTTGTTGTATTTTCAGAGTCATATTTGAAGCCTCTGATAAGCTGTTTTTAGGGAAATATTGAACATTAAATAATGTTGTTACTTTCCATCGTTTACCGATTTGTCTGAACTGCTCTAGGTTTAAAAACTGAATGAAAAAAGCAGGAGTCACAAACCCCTGCGGTACTTCGTCAATATATTTTTTATAATCTACTCCAAAAGCATCATGGAGCTTAACAGATATAGCGTCTTGAATATCATTAATCTCCATTGAAAGTCTCCTTTAACATGTTGAATAATTTTCGCTCAAGTATAGCTGGTGCTTGTCCTTCAATTTTGTCAGCAGCTATTGTCATTGTGAATCGACCTTTTACCCATCCTTTATGATTTCGAGTGCGATGTCCGTATTCATAATAGCTACTGTATCCAGTTGGGTTGTAGACATCAATTTCAAATACCCCACCAACTTTTCGTATATTTGCATCAATTGTCCAATTGTTACGTAAATACCCTGTTATCACATTAGTATTATTCTTAACTTCACGTAACATACGTGCAGCTAATTCCTTAGCTGCTGCCTCACAGAACTTCTCAAAGTCACCTCTTGCAAGCTTAGCTAGCTTTCTTTCAAACGCCTTTAACTGTCTTAGATCAACACGGCCACCCCTACCCATTTATGCGTACCTCTCAAATGCTTCAAGCATTATCTCTTGATGATCAGTATAAATAGCAGGTTCACCACTTCTTGTGTATTCAACAGTTTTGCCATGCTGAGTCACAATGATTTTTGAACCTGCTGGTATATCCAATTCTGGAGCGATAAATAGTTTAGTAGTCTGAGCAATCACTACTGGACCACCTGTCGGAGTAGTTGATGTTTGCTTTTCGTATGACAGTTTGCACTTTTGATCAGTAAACAATGTTACTTCTTTGTGGCCTGTAGCATGAGTAATAGGATCTTCAACCTCTTGCCAAACTTTCACTGTACACAATCCTTTGTACAACAACTCTACAGCTTTCCTACGAGCACTTACCATGTGAGTACCCTGTACTTTAAAAAGTCTGTATTACTATGCTGCAGATACGAAATAAATGCTTCAAATTGAGCCTCTGGTGTTCTGTTTGCTTCTACAGCAAATACTACATTCGTGTCACCATCCTGTATTTGCTTTGCAACAGCTTCAAAATTAAGTGTTTCGATATCCAGTAAGCCCATAGCTTTTTTAGTAAGCAAGAACTCTCCTACTACCATATCAATAGCAATTTCATTTAAGCCTGCTGGAATCGCCGTTAAATTAGTTTGGTTATTAATGTGATTAGTTACTTTATCGATAGCGAATTTCAATAGCATATCGTCTGAACTACTTGGAGCGCTAGATAACGCAACTCCAAGAGCAGATAGACGCACTACTACATCTAAATACATACGCATCACTCACTTTCAGACGTTTTACTTGATTGAGCAGCCTTCTTCTGTTCCTCTAATCGTTCCATCATTGATTCGTTGAAATGTTTTTCGTCAATTGTTAATTCTTCACCAACTAAATAACGCTCTCCCTTATAACGTATAGGGAAAGCGCCGTTTTTCACTTTTACTTTAATGTTTGCCATTTCAAATAACCTCCTTATGCAATCGGTTGCGCTTGGAATACATTTTGCGCTTCTGGGAATGACGGAATTGCGGTAGCTGCTGCTTTTGCCCATGTTGAAACAGGATCTTTTCCTTCTTCATATACCATACCAATTACCTTGCCGATGGAAGTCATTTCAACATCAGAACCACTACGAATAAGGCGTGACTCTTCTGGTGTTGGTCCGTATAACGATTCACCGAGTGGTCCATCACCAAACATAACGAATTTATTGTCTGGGAAGTAACTCTTCGTTGTATATGTTCCATCAGCATTTTGCTCACGATATTTAGTATTTGAAGTTGATTCATATACAGCAATAGTAGGTAATCCCTGTTGTGCAAAGAAGGCGTTTAAATCCGTTAAATTCGCCACACGAGCAGAACCAGCGCCGTATAGGTAACCAATAATCTTCGGATTGCGTAAAATAAGAGCTGCAATTTTTTTGGACGTTAACGCACGTGTTGGCGTAATATCTAACGCATCAGACCATCGTTCTAAATCTCCAAGAATATCCTCTGTACCTGTTCCCCATTGGTCAGCACCAGCAAGTGCCTCTTTATGATCTGCTGGTACTCCATATCCAACCGTAAGAGTCTTAGGTGTACCATCTGCTGTATTCAAAGCTAATTTCAATTCACCTGTACTAAGTGCTTGCATACGCATTAATTCAACGCTAGCACGAACATCATTTGCTGCTTTGTCGATTAAATTAAATACTCGTTGCATCAAGTATTGTTGCTCCTGTGCTGTTCGTGGGAATTGTAATGCAATTAGATCCTTTTCGGTAATCTGATATTTTTTCTTGATATAAGCTGCCTCTAACACCTGTTTAGCAGCATCTAACGAGCCAATTTCTGCCTCTGTATCAAATGAATGCACCTTTGCGATGACAGGCAATTCGTTAGCCCCAACAAGATACTCAAATTCAAGCGTGTTATGCTTCGTTTCTGGGAAAAGCGCTTCACCAATACCGTAAGATTGGTACTTTCGCTCTTTCATATAATCTAATACAGTTTTTTGATTAAATAACTCTAAAACATCTGGCATATTGATTTCCCTCCAATTATCGGAATTTAATTTCTTTTAGTGCTGTTTTCGCTGCTGCATCTGGTGCAGTAGGTAGACGATCTTCAAAAATGTAAGCTTCCACAATCAATGAACCAGGTTGTGGTCCATTTGTTACATCGACATCGGTATATAAGATACCTTCTGCAGTAGCATCATTTTTAGGCAAAATAGTACCTGCCTTAACGATTTTCTTTCCGTTCGCATCAGCCGTTACACCTACATCACTCACTACATAAGTAAATGCCTGTACCTTTGATGATGCTAAGAAATTTACACGTTGAAATCTTTCAATTGGTTTTACATATGGCATATATAGCCCTCCTTATTGTTTAGTCCCAAGGGTTGTTATTTGTATCACTTGTACCTTTTTCATTCGCCATTTTCGCGAAGTTAGAACCCATATCACTCGTTCCTTCTCCTTCGCCTAATCCTCCAGCAGGAACCCATCCTTTAAATGTCGGTTGTTGCTTTTCTGGCACAAATAAAAAGGACTTTGATTCCTGCAACGTTTTAAGTTGCTCATCAAGTCCTGTTTTGACATTACCGTTGTCGTCTAATTCAATTTTGGATTTGTCGACCAATCCCGTAACTAGATCAACGTCATGTACTTTGTTGGCAATAGCCAATTTTAATGCAGTATTTAGTCGCTCGTCTTTCAATTGCTGCTCATACTGTTCTTTTGCTTGCTTTTGCGACTCCTGCAACTTAGTGATTTCCGCTTGTAATTCCTCATTACCTTTTGCTTTGCCCTGTAATTCTTTTAATTGCGTTTCATGTGTTTTTACTTGTTCTTCAAGTGATTTTTTGGCATTGTTCACTTCGTCAAAGCGTTCCTTCGGAATCATCGCTCCGTATTTATTAATTAGAGCGTCAGCTTGTTCCTCACTAAAGCCCATTGCAATCAGATCTTCTTTTTTCATTACTGCATCCTCCTAATACGTGTTTTACGAGTAACGACTCGATAGGTTTTAGACTAGTTCTTTAACGTCTACTAGCAAAAGACGAGTTATTATTCATTCCTTGCAATTGAAGCGTTTGCCCACATAATCGCCTGCTCTAAATTTGTATGAGCAAGAGATTTTTCACGACTATTTGGGCATAATTCATCAACCATATGTGCAAGCTCTTTCGCTTTACTTCGTAATGTCTCATAACGTTCTGTTTGATCCCCTTTCGGCGCATGGTACATATAGCGATTTTCTAATTCAGGACTAATATAGTCCTTTGGTTTAATGCCACCATTATCTAAACAATCCGAACAATACTCTGTCATAGATTCATTAAGACATTGGGGATAATTAAAACATTTATTTGGCATGTCGTCGCTCCTTTGCTAATGCTCGCCTTTGAGCACGATTTAACTGTGGTTTTGTAATGCCTGAACGGGATTGTTCCCAATCTGCATAATCAGATGCCGACATAACAAGTGCATCTCTACTTACACCACCGCTAATAACTACTTCTTCTGGCTTATTCATTTCGGACCACCTAAACCTTTCCTGATTCGACATAATCAAGAACATGCTGCAATTCACTGCCCAAATCATCTTCGAAAGTCGCTTTAGGGAGGCTCACCACGCATAATATGTGAAACTTCCCGCTTTCCGTTAAGATAGCCAATTTGATGGCCTAACACATAACAGACCGCTGCAACTGTAACTACAAACAAGAAAAATATTAATGGACTCATAAAATCATCCTTTCTTTTTACCTGTGTTTTTTAATTGCTTATGCTCAAAGGAATTAATAACCAACTGTGAAATAAATAATTTAATAAGCTCATCTTCAGTAACTTTAATACCTTCTAAACTAGCAATTTGCAGAAAATCTGCTTTATACTCATCGAAAGTCATAGAATTGCTCCTTTACTATTAGGCGTTCGTATGGCAAAAAATTTAGAAAGATCTAATACTCCTCAAACAGCTTAGAAAGTAATTCATTTCGTGCTACCTCGGTCATACCAAGTAATTTTAAAATGCTATCACTTTCCGACGTACCAACTTGGATTTCATCGTCCTGGTCAATCGTTACAATTAAAACATTCTTAAATTCATTCGCTCTGCCCAAAGCATTTGTAAGCAAAGATTTTGGTGTAGTTCGACCTTCTTTTTCAGCTTTAATTTCGTTGAAATCAATCATACAACAAACCTCTCTTCCCATTCCGGATACTTAATATTGCTAGAAATGTAATACACCTCGCCATTCTGTTTACGTGCAATACGCTGACTGTAATCATCCTCGAAATAAGGAGCTGTCGTGGTTCTACACCTTGGATGAAAGGGGTTGGCTGTAACACCAGGTTCGAAGTCCGATAACTTAAATACTTTTCCATCCATCGACTGACAAATATCGCTTGTCTTGCTATCCAATGTTGCAATGATTTCATATCGCTCTACATCTAGTTCGCCGAATGCATCCTTTTGAGCAGAAGCACTAAAAAACGCTGATTCGGTTAAAACAAGCCGAGCAGCGTTAGAACGTGAGGTATTCATTTTTCTAGCTATCGTACTAATCATTCGGTCAGGAGCTTCACCGCGAGCCATTGATTGTATTAGTTCAGTATGCAATGTATCTAGCAAGAGGTTACGATCACGCCATATCTTTTGACTAAATGTTTGACCATCAGCAGTCCATGGTTTACTGATTATTTTAGTTAGCTTCGTTTCGTCTAGCGCTTGAAGTGTGAAACCAATTTCAAAAGCTTTTTGTACCTCAAATGCTGTGTGATAGTATTGCGTCTGATATGCATCTTTCATCAATCGCTCAAAGCCCTCAATTTGCTCACCATACAGTTTTTCTACATGTTGCTGTAATTGTAACTGCAAACTCTCTAAACGGCTTATATGAACACGAGAAGAGGCATTTTCAAGTTGTTTCATCCAATTTTGATTGACAGCATTCTTTTTGCCGTATTCGATGTATTCCTCTACTGTCCACCTGAACTCTCGTAGTTCATCACTTTTAAGTAACTGTTTAGCTTCATCAAGACTGATTTCATTGTTATCAGCAAAGCGTTGATACCACTTAGCTATATCCTTCTCAATTTCTTGCATAGTTCGGATATAGGCTCTTTCAAGGTCCCTGTAGTAGTTCTCGCTCTTCTCATGCTGCGCTTGCTCCAACATCTCGAACCGTCTACGCCAGTATTCTCTACTCTTGGCCATTATCATCACCAGACTTTGAATTTATCGCCTTAAAATGATCATCATAGCCATCGTACTCATTCACACGTTCCTGACGCTCCTTCTTATTTCGCTGCATCTCTTGTTGAACATCTTTCACATATGGATGTTGTGCAATCTTTGTTTCTTCAGATAAGTAAGGTGATTTATTTAATACATCAACAACTTCCATCTCATTAATAAGAATGTCACGGTTAAAAATGATATTTACACTTTCACCTTCATAATCACCTTGGCCTGTATTGGCTAAATGAACATTGATAAACCATAGCAATTCCTCAAATGAAGCCTGGAACTCTGTTTCAATACCATCTGCGTCAAGATCAATCTCGCTGTACATGGCTCTAATATTTAATTGATTTGGGTTATTTGCCATACGTTCGTCTTTAGCGTCATAACCTCGCCCATTTTCAATAAGAGCCTTTTTAAATAGCGATAAGATAGATTTGTAGTTGTCTGCGTTGACTTCAATTGTTAGTGTTTCAACGCCACCTTTTGCCCCATCCGCTGATCTTACTTTAACGGTGCCGTATATAGATAAATTACGTCTAAACTCACCTAAGTCCTGCCCATCATAGTTATGGAGAACGAGAATTGTATTTCTGGCGTCCTCCTGCATGTTGTTTTCAAAGTCACTTAACATGACGTTAATGCCGTCTTGTAGTGATTTCACACGCTTGATTAGAGGGATTTCCTTGTTATTGAATTTAAACGGAATTAAAGGCGTTCGCTGCCAGTTCATACCTAACTCATTTTCACCATCACGTATAGTTATATAAGAGGTTTGGGATCTTGTTACATCCTTTACAAGATGCCCTGCGAACCACTGATAATGTTCCACTCCGTGCGCACTATAAACCTCTGCTTTCTCCACTACAACCTCTCTATCGCCCTCGTACTCTTTTACAGCATATAAGCGAATCGCGAAGTCTAGAATTGTTTGTTCAGAATCCTTCCAGAACGGTATGATTTCATATGGAGGAAAACGTTTGATGGCAAACTCACCATTTTCGTCATAATACGGATAAAGCCAGCCAAGACCGCCATTCAATGCATCTTGTCCAACACTTTTTAATGTGCGGTGGAAACGTTTATTGAAAATGTCTTGTAATTTCTTTAGATACTCTTCGCTTTTAGTTTCAATTGTTATTGGTTTACCTAGTTGATAGTTAACCTTTTGATCTACAAGCTTGGCATACTGGTTATCTAGTATCTTGTTATTTGGGAGGTTTCTATTTACCTCTAACCTTCCACCTTTACCAATGACCCATCGTTCACGTTTTAATATGTCTTGTTCACCTTCATAATAAGCCTCGCCTATCAGTATCCACTTACGTTTCTCCGACTTTTTAAACTTATTGATTTCGTTTTCAAGAAATTTGATATCTGTTATGACATTGTTTGCACCAGCTGTTATGTTTTCATTGATGACGTCTGTGTCTGTAACAGCACCCTGGTACGGAAAAAAACTCATGTTCTCACCTCTTTCTAATCAAAACTGTATGTGCTGCCACGCATATCTTCTTCGAACGCATAGCGTGTGGCATCGATAGTGTGGTTATCTTTATCCTCTAAACGAGCAAGAGGATTACCGTCCTTATCTGTCTGGTAATCAATGTTTTCAAATTCTCTAGCAATATTTGGTGTACGTAATGGATCAATATAAATAGCATCTAAATCATCGAGCCATTCTTCACCGTATTCGACGCTATCTGGACCTTTCTTAACTGTATAAATACGTGGTATACCTAACTCATCTCTTAATTCGGCATTCGATTTAGGCTCAGCACTTTCTGCTGCTATTCGGTCGTTTTGATAACCTCTTTCTTTTAAACCTTTAGCCAATTTACGGTTACTAATTTTGACACCGTATATTTCATCAATGGCATAAATGCAATTTTTCTTTTTATCATAATGCCAACGAACAAATGCCAATGGATCAGTAGCATAACCGTAGTCGATACCATTTCGAATATTGTCAAAGGAGGCAACCATTTCATCGGTGATTGAGCCTTTTTCAATTTGCAAGTTATCAAACGGTACAACACCACTGCCTATTGCTTCTCCAAGGTATTCCCAACGGTATTTTAAAGGCTTATTTTTCTTAACGTTTTCTGCTTCTTCGATAAACTTTTTCGATAAATGCGGATTACCTAAATATGTTGAATGATGTACGTAAGTATTGGCATCTATCATCGAACTTTCATACTTCTTATTCACCCACGATTGCTTACGTTTCGGAGGATTGTAAGAATAATAAAAAGAGTAGTCAAAAGGGTACGCTTGCTGTCTATCAGCTTGCGAAAATATTTTCCCTTCCAACTCCTCACGTAGGATTGAGTTTTCAATTGTCGTTACTTCATCTTCAGACTTAAATTCTGCTAATTCCTCGAACCATACGATAGCTAACGGAAAATCAGCATCTTTGATAGATTTAATCTTCTCTGGATCATCAGCACCAGCAAAGTATATCTTATTTCCTCTGCCTAAGTATGTGATTTCAAGCTTGGAATCAACAAAACGGAATTGATCACGTACTCCCATTATGTTTGCGGCAGCTTTAAAGTTTGCGTACACGGACTTTAAAATGGTGTTTTGTACTTTCCTAATACCAAGTGCCGACACTGGATACTCCATGATGTCTAACAGGATACGCATTGGAATATGAAATGACTTCCCAGAACCACGGCCACCTTTTAGCACATATCGAAGATGTTCCTTTGCTCTGGAGGCGCGCCAAAATGGTTTGAATTGCTCTGTAATGATACTAGCTAAGCTAATACGTTGCTCTGCCATTACACATCATCCACAATAACCACTTTAGTTTTGCCGTCCGTTTCCACCTTATCAACCCACATACGGTAACGTTTGCCTAGTAATTCGGCAGCCTTGATACGCTCGGCAGTAGTTGGTGGCATATCTTCATCAATAGTTTGGGCACCTTCCCCGATGCCACGTAAAGTTGCTGAAGTTGTTTCTCCCCTTGCAATAGCAGTTAAAAGCTCTAATATTTCTTGCTGATCTGCTACCTTCTTGGACTTCAATTCTTCCATGCGTTCATCTATATAAGCTTTAACGCTATCATTTGCTATCAATCTTGCAGAATTGGCTCTAGAACCCTTTTCGTTATATCCTGCTTTAATATAAGCTTCAGTAGCATTTCCTAACTCGATGTAGTAGTCAGCAAAAGCTTGTTGTTTTGGTGTCAATTTCTTTACTTTCCCAATGGCATCACCCCATTATGCTAGTTGCTTAGTAAAATAAAAAAGGCACGAAAACATATCGTGACCTTTAAACTTCGATTGATTCTTCATTTTCCTGTTGATCTATTTCTGGTTGCTCCATCTCCGCATTAGTAGATACTTCAACTTCACTAAAATGATTATCCAAAAAGTACCCTTGGAAATGATTTAAATTTGAACTGTAATATTTAAATCCTTTATCTGATACAATTAATAAATATACATTTAATAAAATTATTAATCCTGGAAGCACAAAACTTAGTGCTGGTTCTGTTTTGCTGAAAGTCAGTAATACAATCACAAAGTTTACTATTAACGATGACAATAAAGCAGCTCTTAATGCTCCTAGAGCATGTATTGTAGATAAAAGATGTCTGTACCGGTCTTCTAGATACGTTCTTTTTTCTATGCATAAACTCAATAGGAAGCTATGCCAATGAAATTCAAACAAATAGTAGTCTTCGTGATAATTCTTTCCCCATGTATGGTTTTTATATTTTCGGATTCTTTCTTTATCCTTCACAAGGAGTAGTGCATCATCAATTACTCTTCTTTGTTTATTGTTTGTACCATTCCAATTGATAGAAAAGTAAACTTGATGCATTAAATAACCGATTGTAACCCCAACAAAACCTATTAATACTACAAAGCTAACTACGTTCCCTATGTTAAGATCTGCTTCAGACAATGCTTTAAATTCCCTCACAACATACATAAGACAAACAAATATCATAAAAACCCAGCCAGGAATACCCCATCTTATTAAGTATTTTGTATCAAAATTCATAACCCCACCTCCTTTCTACCCAATGATAAACCAGAAGATGAAATATATGTAATAACTTTTTGCTCTCAAAACCACACCAAACTCCGCCCTCTAATCACAAAGTGTTTTGGCTGTTTGATGCAGTTTTCAAAGCAAAAGAAAAAGCCCTGTAAAGGGCTCTTAATTACGTGCAATTGAAGCGTTAGCCCACATTACAGCAGTTTCTAGGTTAGTCATAGCAACTGATTTTTCACGGCTATTAGGACATAGTTCGTCAATCATGTGTGCTAGCTCTTTCGCTTTTTCACGAATAGCCTCATACTTTTCTGGTTGTCCCTCTTTAGGAGCGTGGTACATAAAGTTATTTTCAATTTGTGGATTAATATAGTCACCTGGTTTCAACATTATTCAACTACCTCCCAATCCTCTGATAACATGTCTGTTTGCGAAGCTAACCAAGGAACTCGACTTTTTGGTGCATTCTCGTTGTCTGTTTGCAGCCCTGTCGTATCGATGTAGATGTATGGGTGAGTCATTTTAGAATGTGTATCAGGTACTTGTAATTCAAGGAAAATACCTTTACCGTTCCATCCTTTACGAGCTGCTTTCTTGCCCTCTTTTAACGCTTCAATTGCTTGACCGAATTTCATTTATTTTCTCCTTTCAAATACATAATAAAAAGCCCCATCGCATTGATGAAGGCTTTTTTCTATTGTGGAATCCTATTTGTCGAGAGCTCTTTTCCGACTCGTGGTAGAGCGACACCACGCTATTTTGTAACGAATTGTGTTTTAGATTTATAGTGCATTTCCGTGCACTTGTTAATGTAGTAAGTTTGACTGAAATTATGGAAAGTGGACGAAGTTCACATAGTAACCACTCCTTCAGTTTTATTTGCCTTTCCCTATATCTCTTAAAAAATATGGGCCGGCCATGTATGTCTTGCTCCGAACTAGTTTGTTCAGCGCAGGTCGGTCGTCGGTCTGTCTTTCCCTAATATTTAGGTTTTTATAAATACCAAGTGAAGAAAGATTTACCTGTCCGACCTCCCCTCCATTTTACACTGCAAATTTTAATGAAAACAAATATGCATGATTTTGTCTCATTTGTCGCATTTGTCTCGTTTGTCTTGGCATTAATCTAAAACACCATATAACAAAAACGTCTCCATCTGTTCATTTTCTAAAAGCTGTTGAATGATATCTTTCTTCTGTCTTTGCACATTGTCTTTGGAGATCATGAGGTGTAAAGCTATCTCTCTGTACGACATACCTTCCAGTAAGCAATCGTAAATAACCTTTTGCGTTTCATTTTGAAGTGTATCGCCTAATGTTTCTAACAAATATACCTCTGTCTCATAACGTCTTAATCGGTTATTTCGCTTTTCTTCTAGTGATTCAATACGCTTGAGCTCCGTTATACTTTTGCCCTTGGAACCCTTGGGCATTGCTGCCTCTACTCCGTACTGCGCTACTCCCCAATTTTGGATAGGTAAGCTGTGTCCATATAGCAGCTTTTGAAGCCTTTGGACCTCGTTACGCATCCATTTGAAGTCCTTAATCATTTGAGTGATGATGTAGAACATATCATTATGTTCAGTTGCCTTACTTGCTGTAGATTGATAGTTTGTCATAGGTTTGCCCTCCTACGGTGTGATATACTAGAGTTGTGAACACCATCAAAGGGCATAAACCAATTCGAGCTGTAGCGTGTGACGACGCTGCGGCTTTTTCTTTTCCTCATATTGTTCAGTTACTTACCTCAAATAACGTCAACTGGTTTGTGGCTTCATAAGCCTGCTCATTCATCCACAATACTTCAACTGCAGTCTTTCGTTTACTACCTGTAAATCCTGTTTTAATTTCAAAAGTTTTATGATTCCATCCCTGTAGGTGTTCTTTATAAAGCTCGCTATCGTAACCAGAAAGTAATACTGGACCTTTATGTTCACTTAGAACCTGCAGCAATTGGATGTGATTTGCATCTGAATATTCATTTTCATAATGCTTAGATACTCTAGAAGAATGTACATATGGTGGATCAGCATAAATTAAAACGTTTGGTCGGTTGTACTCACTTATTAGCTGTACAGCATCTTTGCACTCTATTTGAACATCTTTCAATCTTACTGCAGCATCGAAGATACGATTTTGCATGTCATGCCATTCATAAGTGTTATATGGGCCGTTTTCACTCACATTTCTGCGCCATCCTACATTAGAATTTGTTTTACCTCCAATAGCCATCCAACAACGTACTAACATCCTGCGAGCATCTTCTAAAGGATCTGATGACTTTTCTTGTGATAATTCATACTCTTTTCGCGAATACAAGGTGTAGTGTGTAAGGCGAGCTAATTCAGATGGATTATCGCGCATTTGAGTAAATAAATTTATAAGTCTGCAGTCAATATCATTGATTGTTTCGACTACTTTTTTTGATTTATTGAAGAACACTGCCCCACTACCAAAGTAAGGCTCTAGATAAACTTCATGAGCTGGCATGTGGTCTATAATCCAATTTGCCATGGTCCATTTCGACCCTGGATAGTTCAAAACTCGCTTCAAAATACCACCTCCTGGTACTGCACATTTTCTTTCAGCTATGTTGATTATTAGGTCTAAGATTCACAATTCTAATTTCATACTGCCATAGCAGTCGAATAGGTTGACTCTTGTCTAGCTCAAACCAATCTCCATCCCTACAATATTCAACAATCGTTGTGCGTCTAAACCAATGTTTCTTTCATATTAAAAAGCTCCCTGTTCAATCTTTAGTTACATACCAATCACATCTTGCCAATTACGACCAAATTTTAAATATAAAAGTGAATGCATTTTTTGCAACTCCTCTCTATACCTTCGAGCATCGTCTTCTAATCTCTTGACTCTACGGTTATGTTGTTCCATGACTCTAGGATTCTCAGATTTATATAATTTAGTAGTTTCACGTGATAGAGAACGAATTAATGAGTTCTTTAAAACTTGTTCATCTACCTGTAACACTTGTTTTTTTGGTCTTTTTACTATAACCCCACAAATATAAACTCCTATATGTTTCGGAATGTCATCTTTAACATCTTCATATAGTTCTTTACTTGGTAATACAAAGTAATTGAAATGACCTATAAATGTTTTCTTTGCTTTGCTGTAAAAGTCCGATTTTGAAACTTTTATTTCAAAACACCGCCAAATTCCTTTTGTGTCATAAGTCATATAGTCTACTCGTTCATCACCAAACCAACCAATAGTAACTTCAAAACAACCGAAAACTCCCTGTTTTGCTGTTGCTTTCCATATAGCATTTTCTAATTTAATCGTTTCCTCTGTTTTTGCCACAATATCACCTCCTGCTGAACAATACTTTCAAGTAAATTCTTTGTACATGGCATCTATAATTCGATTGATTTCTTTTTTTAATTCTGTTTTATTCACTTTTTCTTTTCGAATAATTGATAGTAACATTACCGCAAAACCATAGTAAAATGTATCTTTTTTCAATGTGCCACCTACTTTGCTTTCAATTAAAAATTATCCATCAATTCATCAAATTTCCCTTGTTTATAACCTGTTTGATATGCTTCTTCTTTCTCTTTTTCTAAGCGTTGAACTTTTTCGGCTTGTTCAACTAACCAATCCATTTCTTCAATGCTTACGTGGATGTAGTTACTAACCCCTTCATGGTCTTTGAATATGCGACTTTTAATTTCTTCTAATGTGATTTCAGCCATTCATTTATCCTCCTGCACAATATGTTTCACATATGATTTCGACTCACTAATCTAAACCAAAAGTTATGATTATCGTATAAATGGTTATACAGATGCTTATTTCTTCTTTGCCCTAACTTCCATTGCCAAACTGCTATATCAGAAAACTTGAACATAACAATTTCACTCGCTCCATTTGTCATGAATTTTTTGAAATTTAACTTCTAGTTCATTCAGCGCTACACCAATTGAACGATTTACTGGATCATCTATTGGATGCACCATACTCTGAATGCGTTGTAGTTCTAAAATCGTTTGTAAATGAAGCTCTGATGCCTCACGAACATCATCTACAATGTTTTTTACATTTGGCTTTTGACCGTCCCAATGTCCGTTAGTTTCTAAAACTGCTACAATGTCGTTGATGTAAGGCTCGTCGATATTGATAACGATATAGTTGTTAAATGGCTTTTTGCCATCTTCTTCACGTCCATGCTCGATGTTACCTTGAACATGGTCAAGAATTACGGCTAAATCTTGTTTTGCTCCGATACCAATGTATTTTTCTAAATCCTTTAAGTTGATGATTGTATATTTGCATTCACAACCTTCTTTGATTGTTCCTGCAAATGCTGGTTCTGCTTTTGTTTGTTTTAAAATAGCTGCTACATCCTCATTTACTCTTGGAAAACTGTTATTCATTTTCATTCTCCCTCCTGTACATTTTGTTTCAAATATTCACTTCTTCCACCTACGCAAATTACTAATCTGCTCTAGCTCTTTCCCAATGCTTCGTAGTTCCCTATAAACCTTACACCCTCTACATTTCTTAGTAGGATCATAGGCTCTCTTTTTCGGGCACCCTTTACACTTTAGAAAAGCTATGTGGTCCTGCTGATTGACTAGCTTGGCTCTGCGCTGTTTAACTTCCTTACGTACTGTGTTCATTTCCATCACCCAACTTTAGCCACTTTACGTGCTTTCCTAGCCTTTTTAAGCTCATCATGAGTATCCAACCACCATCAATCTTTGAATACGTCAGAAGCTTTAATTCGTGTGGAAAACGGTAGTCGAATAACTTCTTCCTCAATTCGAATTGCTGTGTAACCATTCCTTTGATATCTACCACTTCTGAATGTCCATCTGCATAATGAACTGTGAAATCAGCAGTGTAACCAATCTCACGATATTTCTTGCCGTTCTTTTCGAACTTCGGCAGCAATACAAACCTTGGCTGTAATTCAAAGGAGGTCACAATGCCTTGCGCTTGTAGTAGTTTCAAGTGATCATAATATTTAGCTTCCATTGCTGAATCGAATGTAATTCCGTCATGTACAACTTTCTTGTTTCCGTATTTTGCTTTGCTCATGTTTGCCCCCCTGTCAGCACTCTTAGAAGTCTGCTGATAAAACAACATAATTCAGTTCTACCAGTAGCGTGTATTTAATTAATATCCGTTTGTTTGTCTTCGATGATTCTCTGCATTCTTGGTGAAGTAAGCCGTCTCTACTTCATCCCATGTGAAGCCAAGCATCTTACCTAAAATATAGAATTCACTAAATAATCCTGCCCATGTATCGCTACTTTCCCAGCTACGTAATTCTAAAATTCTAGAAGTAATTTCGATGAATTGTTCTGTAATATCAGTTTCAAAGAACTCTATATCATCCCAATCAACCGTTGTTTTAGTGTCTATTTCCAACCCAATACTCAAAATAAAATGTAAGCAGTCAACGTATTCTTCGAGTAGAGGATTCACGTCCTGATAAACATCCCATTCTGTTGGCGTTCCGTCATCATCCCATTCTGTCTCAATTCTCTTAACAGTTCTTGGCTTCTGGTCCTTACTCCATTTCTTAAACCCTCGCCATTCGTTAGCACACTCACCTAGCTCAACCTGTAGCGCTAGTAGTTTCCAATCAAGATTGTTCTGCCCTCGTAGTTCTGGATGCTCCTGCATGATGTGCTCGTCCAATGCTGCTTGTGTTTTAAACAATTTAGTTAAGTTCATTTCTTACTTTCCTCCTTCATTCGTTTTTTATTGCACCAGTAGCAAAAGTTAGGCCCTTCGTGTGCCATGCTAGGTCTATATAACGTTTTCACTAATTTCCCACACTTTGGACATTCCTGTTTCGAATACTCCACTTTTCCTCACATCCTTCCTGTTCTATTAATCAAAAGGGAGATCATCCTCACTAACCTCAATCGGCCCCTTACTATTAGCAAACGGATCTTCATCGACCCTTGAATAATTCGGCTGAGTATTACCGCCATATTGCCCCTGTGAACTGCCTTGATACATTCCACCTGTATTTGTACTAGATTGATAGTTTGGCGTGTTCTGTGTGCTTCCTGTGCTGTTTCTCGGCTCTAAGAATTGGATACTGTCTGCTACAACGTCAGTCGTATAAATTTTCTTCCCATCTTGCCCTTCATAGCTGCCTGTTTGGATTCGCCCTTCCAAACCTATTAAGTTACCTTTCTTCATGAAGTTAGCTAGGTTCTCAGCTTGTTTTCTCCAGGCAACGCACGAGATAAAGTCGGCCTGCTGCTCACCCTCATTTTTAAATGGTCGATTGACTGCCACCCGAAACTTACATGAGGCAATTCCATTCGGTGTGTACCGTAACTCTGGATCAGCAACCAATCTTCCAACTATGACAGTACGGTTGATCATGCTGTTGCCTCCTGAATAAATTTAGATAGGTCTTGTTTCATCACATCGAAAGCATTTGTGTGTCCAACAACTTGAAAGGCCGGCTCGCCATCTAACATTTCGTTCATGGAGCTTTTGTAATACTGACACTTTTTAAGGCCTTTACCTTCTCGTAGTTCAAGACCGTTTACGTATCTACCCGAAACACCTAAGTAGATGAAATACTTGATTGAGGGATGACCTGCATATCGATTGTGTATGATGTCACCTTTACGAAACTTAATCTCTCTACTCACGCAGCCATCGCCCCTTCCATTTTCATAATGAGATAATCCGTTGCCTCCTCAGCATCTTTCAGCCCGACCAAGACTCTCAATTGCTCCAAACGTTTATATGCCATAGTTTCGTTATGCTTGCCTCCGAAGCGTTGATGTTGCCCTAAATACAGGATGATTTGATCTATTAGAAACTGTTCATTCATGAGCTCTATCCTCCAATGCTTTGCGCAAATCATAAATAAATGACTCAAATTTACGCTTGTTGAATTTAAATAATCGAATAACTGGATTGTTTGTTTTTGGCTGACAGAATGGTCCATCTAAGTCGATGTAATATTTACCGATACTTAAAGAACCTTCGTTGTCAAACTCTTTGTCGTAGTAGCTGTCATAATCAGCGCCCATGCTATCAGCCTCTTTTGGTGTGAAGTTTTTCCATGCTTCATTAGCTATTTGCTCCATGTAAGCTAAAAATTCATTAAAATCATCTTTAGAAAAATGGTATTTGCGTCTCAACTCACTTAATTGAATTACAGGTGTTTGATCACTCCAACGAGGCGATACATAACCTTCGATATTTAAATCTGTTTCTCTTTCGAAAAACACTGCTGATTTTCTATGCCGAACGATTAAGCCATTGAAATTACGTTCAGTCATGAGCTTCACCACCTAGTGCCTGACGAGCAATTTTGTAAGAACGTGTTTCCCAAACTTCAGCAATAGGTGCTTCAACTTCCATGATTTTTGCTAATGCTTGATGTAACCTCTCAACCTCTGCAACAAGCGCTGGCACATCTTCGCGAGCATGAGCAATAAAATTAGAATTATTGTCGTTAATATAAATCGTTACAAATTCTACCCCATGCGCAGTTGTGACTACTGGCACACAATTTTTTAACTGTCCACTTTCCCATGTTGTACCGATTTGCACCCCTGTTTCTTCACTTTTTACAACTTTCCACGGTCCCAACGTAGCCTTCGCCACACGTTCTTTAATGGCATTCAACTGTTCTTGATTCATCACTCATCAACCCCATTTCCTAAATCTTTTCATGACTTTAATAATTTCATCAATCATGTCTGGATTCTCGTCTGTATTGATTACGATGTATCGTGGATTTTGTGAACGACCTTCGTCTTTTCTAACATGATTAACGACTACAGCAATTCCTTCTAAATCTTTTTTTACTTGGCTGCTAAACTCTTTGGAAGCTTTCTCAATGTCACTGTTTTTAAAAACTGTATGTGTAATCTGCATTTGTTCAACTTCTTTAAGCACCTTTTGGCGTTTTGCTTCCTCAGCCGCACATTGTTTACACCAATAGGTTCCTAACGTTTCATCAGGTACATATCCATTCGATTCAACTAACACCTTACTTTCGCAAAAAATACATTCAACTGTTTCTTCCGCCGAATCCACCTTACGTAAATATTTAACAGCAAAGGCTCCACTGTAATCTTCTAACCAAACTACCGGACTCCCACATAAATCTTGTTCTCCAGTACTACATGTCCAAACGATACCTTCGTAATGTTTAGCCTCAATACATGTGTGCATTGCTACTTTGTTTCCTTTCTCTAACATCCCTTCACCCTCCATCAAGGGGCTGTTGCCCCTCAAAATCCAATATTTTTAATACGCTTGTCCGTTGTTTCTGTAAAAATAATCGTTTCTAGATTCTTCATCATGCGGCTAATTAACTTTGGATCATACATATTCATTAGCGCTTTACTTGATAGATTCGTTGTAACGATTGTTGACTTATCCTGTCGTCCGTTAACAACAGCTCGTAGTACTTTACTGGTGAAATCTGTTGCTTGTTTGTTCGTATCAATGTTTCCAGTTTCTGCTCCTAAATCGTCCAGCACCAAGTAATCAACGTTCGTTAGTAAATCGATGAAATACTGTTCTGTATACGGTGATTCTTTGTCGTTAAAACTGGCTCTTATCTTTCTCAACATATCATCGATGTCGATATACAAGCACGATACATGCAAGCTATTCAGAGCTTTTAAGATACTCATAGACAAGTGGCTCTTTCCTACACCTGGCTTGCCGTTAAACCATAAATTGAAACGGCGGCCTTGTTGGTAGCGTTCTAAAAATTGCATTGCTTTTTGTTTATTTGCCTGTTCTTCGGCTGTCTGTGCAATATAGCTATCAAATGTTGCATCTAGTAACGTTTTGTCCTGTATCAAGCTTTTATTTGCGAGTGTATTAAACTTAACCTTTGCTTGCTGTTGCTGGAGTTCAGCCTTAAATTCAGCTTCGAATGCAGCATTTTCTTTCTCGCAAAAACATCTAGGACAAGACTCTTTGCCATTTACAATCATTAGTTGAATATCGTGTTTCTCACATTTGTTAGAAGCCCACATCAACCCCGAGTTCACTTTGTGTAGTACGCTGTCCTTTTGTAGTGCTGTGTTGATTGCCTGCAAGTTGTTGCGCCTCCTTTTTAGCTAATAGTTGGATAGATGTTACGCCTTCATGTTTCCAGTTGCGTAATGTGCCAGTTGCGTATTTTTCTTTGTTAGTAACTCGGCTATTTATTAGTGCTCGTTCAAATGCTTCGATAATAAGATCTGCATCATGATAGGTTGCTAGATAGTACTCGATATCTTCTCGTAACTTATCACTAGGAAACTTTTGCAGACGACTGACAAAGAACTCATATAGCTTTTGAGCATGTTGCGTGTCTGTAGTCAGTACTTGGTTATTATCAGTATTTGGTTTATTCAATACTTGGTTATTATCAGTACTTAGTAGTCTGCTGTTTTGTACATCTTCATTTTGTACATGTACGTTTTGTACTTCTTCATTCTCTACATGTACAAAACCGCAAAGTAGAGAATCCTCTTGTGGAACTTCATGAACTATCGTTTCCCAACTTGCAATGCGTTGCCCTTCGCGTACAGGTTGACGTGTAACATATCCATGATCTTGTAGCTCCTTAAATCCGGCCCTAAAAGCTCGCTCGCCATCAGTTGAGTGTGTTACTAACTCCTTCATGTGAAACACCCAATCATCTGGCATTGAAAGCATGTATGCCATTATGCCTTTAGCTTTCCAAGATAGCCGGTTATCGTTCAATGCCGTTCGATTCATCACTACATAGTTGCTGTTCTTAGCTACTCGGATGATGCCCATTTGCCCTCGCCTCTCCTTACTCGTATTCGTGAATGTCTACGCTATGCCCCATAATACCTATTTCCATAGACAAACAATCCAAGCAAAGCCATTTAGTGCTTTTTGTCATATTTACATTTGCATGTACCTCACCGTTAAACGCCATTGCTACAGGCTTTACCATCAAAAATTCCTTTTCTTCACCACAGTAAGAACATTGTGATGGTGCTGGTTCATTTAACTTGTATTGTTGTTCAATAATTTCTAACATGTTTCGCCCTCCATATTTTCAATATTCAAACTTTTAATCACGAGTTTATTCTCAATCCATATGTTGTTCAGCAACCTAATTCATGGATTAGTTCCAGCTGCACTTTACTTAATCGTTTTTCAGCAATTTTTATATACTCTTTATTCAATTCGATTCCGATGAAATTACGGCCATGTTTTAATGAAACCAATCCTGTTGTTCCTGATTCAAAGAACGGATCCATTACAACTCCGTCCAATGGACACCCTGCTAGTATACAAGGTTCAATCAATTCCTCTGGAAACGTTGCAAAATGCGCTTCCTTAAATGGTTTGGTTGTAACTGACCACACTGATCGTTTATTCCGTTTCCCTATTTCTAAAGGCTCTAACATGCCACCACCTTTAGAGCTTTGTCCAGGAAAGTTTCTTTCTGGTCGTTTGTTTGTAAAACGGGATTCTAAGGTTCTTTTATCATTGGAAGTACTGATTGCAATTGGCTCTAATATAGATTTGTAATCATAGTAATAATCTTTGTTTTTTGCTAACAGAAAGACATATTCATGACACCTTGTTGGTCTGTCTTTTACAGATTCAGGCATACAATTCGGCTTATCCCAGATGATGTCTTGACGCAGATACCATCCATCAGCCTGTAGCGCAAAAGCTACTCGCCAAGGCAAACCAATTAAATCTTTTGGTTTTAGTCCAGTAGGAACATTATTAATATTCGTTAAATGGCTTTTAGTATCTGGAACATAGACATGTTTTTGCTTGTCCTTTTCAGCCCATGCACCTTTTCCACTACCTGCATATGCATCTCCAAGATTTAACCAAACCGTACCATCGTCTTTCAGGATCCGTTTTATTTCTCGAAACACATCTACAAGAACTGATACATATTCTTCTACTGAATTTTCAAGACCTATTTGGCCCTCCACACCATAGTCACGTAGGCCCCAATATGGAGGGCTTGTGACTACTGTATTTATAGTTTCGCTGGGTAGTGTTTTAAGTACTTCTAGACAATGCCCCTGATAGATTTTATTAAGCTTCAACTTGTCACCCCCCAGTTATTAATCTTCTATAAAAGTCGTTGTTCTCTCTCACAAACCGCAAAACTACCACTCACTTTGAGCACCCTATAGTTGGGGTAACGTTTCATATAATCCAGCACCAAGCGCCTGATTTCATCGTTATCCTTCGCCTGCTCAAATATCCAAGCAGGCAGAAGGACTTTGTGGGGTACGTTGTTCATTCGTCACCCTCAGTTTCTTTCTTTTGTAATTGATCTTTTCCGACAAAGACAAGATCACTATATCCATCAACATATATGGCATATTTCGTGTCTGGTTCTCGGTATTTATTAATATTTGCAACTGTACCTCTTGCAATTTCTTGACCATCAGAATCAATAATTGTTACTTCATCCATCATCTTAATATCCATTAGGTCCCTCCTAATCTAGTAGATATTCAATTTCAAATGTGCCACTAAGTTTCTTAGTCCCTCGGCAAAATTCGCACTTGTCACAACGATGTGCATTTTTACGCCCTAGCTTTGCATCTATGATGCTTGGTAGCATCGATTGAACATATTCCTTTTCGAAATCGAAACGCCCTGAATCGAAGTGTAAAACTGCTTTATCTGGTGGCGATTCTTTTGTAACAGCCACAATATATGGATCATAATAACGACCTGTATTTTGAAATATGATTTCTCTATACACCCACATCTGCAGCACATAATCAAAGGCTTGTACAAATGAAACCCATGTATTATATTTCTCGCTCCAGTAACGCTTTCGAAGCTCCTGTGTACTTTTTAAATCGCTGAAAAATCCACGATCATGATTGATGTTATCAACTTTAATTTTCCACTCTACTCCGAATAGTTCACCTGTATAGATGACTTCTTTTTCGCCTTGTAAAGCGAACATGCAAAACTCGTCATTTTTGATGGTCTCAATCATGTCATCTGCTTTTTCATAATCCTTGTATTTCACACCGCGGCTGCCGTAAATGCTGTCGTGGTTCTGTTCTAGAAATTCAGTAAATGCCGAATCACTTTCAAAGGCTGAATGTAGATAAGAGCCAACCATTAGCGCTGTAGAGGGAGGACGAGAAAACTCGCCCCTTACCTCCGCAAATGTTCTAGCTTCACACTCCATAGCGCTTTTAAACTGAGATACCGACATGTAATGCTGATTGGCTTCATTCGAGTGGTAATTCTGGCTGTTCAACTGGAATGTCGTTTGGTGCATCTGGTTTCACCTCTGTTTTTCGCTCGTCTTTAAACGCTTCACCTAATCCGCTAGATTGATTTTTCGCATCATCTTTTGGGAACCAGTCCTCAACTTTTGACATACCATCTTTTAGGCTATTAGCAATGTTTAGAAGCTCTACATAGTCGTACTCACTGAAAGAATCAGCATTGTAGCCGAACTTTGTTTCGACCATTTCTTGTGTAACTCGATAATGATCTTTGAAACCTTTTAACATAGAAGCAATTCGATCTTTTAGTGGCCCTTTGCTATTACCAGCAAGTGTTTCGGTGCATTGTAAAACTGCTTTGTCTACGATATCTCCAGGGATAACACCAAGGATGCATGAACGTAATCGACGTGCTCCATCGTTTGCTACCTTTTCATAAATGTCACGTGGATCTGTTAATTGCTTCAAACCTTTTTTAGTGCCGATTGCATGCTTTACTGTAAATACTTTTTCTTGGCGTACATTTGTTTCGAGGTCCCAGCAGAAAGCTTTAGCTACTGATTCACCATTGCGCTGCTCGAGCTCTTGAATGCCGTATGACAAGTTACCCCAGTTCTGAGCGATTGCCTCTGCCAAACGGATAGAGGGTCCTGTTACCTTCGTGCCACCTTTCGGATAACTGTACATTGCAGTTTGAGCTAATGCTGGACGTTTACATGTATCCAATACACGTTGCTCAGCTTGGAACACGTTTCGTGGAAACTGTTTCGCCATAAAAATTTGACCTTTTACTTCTTCCATTTCGCGAGAAGCACTAGCTTGCGCTAGAGCTCCGCCTTGAAATTGAGGTTGTCCCATTTGAGGATTAATAAATTGTTCTGCTAAGTTACTCATTGTAATTCCTCCTGTAATGCGCTATAATTGCGCTAAATATTTGATTTGTTTAAGCCACTCTGCCAAGTGGTTTATTTTTTTGTATGAGCAAACCCATAATGCTTCTCCACATAAGCAATAACCTCCGAATCACTCATGTTGTAAGTTGAATCATCCCTATATCCAACAGCCAAATAATCACTGATATTATCGATGTGAATGTATGCATCCCCAATCTCGAAGTACACATCACCGCAGGCTATGAAACTACCAAAATCATCGTGCATTTCAAAGGTTACAACAGGCTCATAAGGTTGCGTTGGATACTCAATACGCCCTAGCACCATTGGATTTTCCACTTCTAATAGAGACCTCATGCTATCGCCTCGCCTTGACGCTTCCAACAGACAAATGAAATTCCATCTTTAATAATTCTGAATTGTGTCCAGTGAGTATCATCATGACCAATTATACTTTCGTTATCACAGACACCTAGTTTTTGAATGGCTTCCTTGTCATGTAATAAAACTTGAACGTTGATCTGTTCCATGGCATTAGCGTTGTACTCAACATTAAGAACATTTTCTAGCTCTATACCATGTCGTTCTAAAATCCGTGGCAATTCAGCAATCTTAGATACCGCATTAACTAATTTCATATAGATCAATCCTTTCGTATATTTTTGATGGCTAACCACCAATCTACTTACAAAACTGTCGTCGCAACTGGGGCTTATTAGCTGTCGCTCGCAAATGGTCATGGCGTACTGTGCTAGGTTTTATAAATAGATTGCTAGTCCCATCAAGCAACCAGCAATGTTGACAAAGCGAGCCGTAGGGAGACGGCAAATTGCTGGCTGCTTGACGAGAGCGAGATAACTCTCGCAAACGTCTGAATTGTTAGGACCAACTAGCTTCTGGTTCTGCTGTAGGTTCTAGATAATCCGTTTCGTATTCAGTATCTACATAGATTTTTGTGTAGTTTTGTTTTAATGAACGAATAAATGCTTCAAACTCACTAATGTTTTTAATGGATGTTATATCAACGTTTTGTAGGTCGGTGATTGTCCAATAATCATCAAGTTTTTTCCAACGTTGTAATGGCACAATGAAATTCAATTGTTCATCATGTTCACATTCAAAAATCAGTTGTCCATTTTCAAACGACGACCACGAACGTCCCTCAACTTGTTCGAAAGAAAGTGATACTTCTACACTTTCATAGGTAGGACGGTCATCGTAATCCACTTCTAAACCTTCTATTTCAATATCATCAGCGGAAAACTTCATCCACCTTTCAAAAATCTCAGAAGCTTTGATTTTATCTGGTGTTTCATTCATTAAAATTGTGAAGTTATCTAGCAGTTTTTTATTTTGTTTAGCAGTAACATTGGAAAGCTCCGTAAGAACTGCATCCAATTTAACTAAATATCTACTAAAATCATGGTTTTCAATTTGCGGCACCATGACCTCTTTTAATTTCTTTTCTATTACTTTTGTGATGTCACCGTACGATCCGAATAAATCGTTTAAAGCAGCTTGAATCCCTTGCTCTACCTTTTCTCCAACTATTTTTTCCACTGAACCGTCTGCTAATTTTTGTTCCAAAACACTCTTGATTGCATTTTCTAATGTCATAATTAGGCTCCCTTTGTGCCTCTGGCACTTATATATTTGAACAATCTAGTTTTATTTGTGATATAATAGATTTGTATAAGTTGTCTCGCTGTTTAATCCCGCAAAGATTAAGCAGCTTTTTTATTGCCAACATGTGATGATGATTGGCACTCCGATAATAAACATCGTAATAACAGCACTAATGCAAAACTTTCTATGTGATTCTGGTACATCTTCTTCTGGTAAGTAAAAATAGTTATCAAGCCATTTCCACAACCTTATCCACCACCTTCGCTAGTACTCCATTCTTATTAAGCTGTTCAACAGTTGCCCATAACCGTTTGCGCTCATGTAGTTTTTCTAGTTGTTTCAACGAATTATGTAGGTCTCGTTCTAGTTGTTTTGCTATGTTGATACGACCTGCTTTTACGTGTAGTTTGATTACATCTGTTAGATCTTCGATACAAGTTAGTTCTCTATTAATCTGTTGATTCAGTTTTTCTAAAGCATCCAATTGAATAAGCCTCCTGTGAAAGCTGGCACCAGTGTCATTAATTGTGCTGCTTGAGCACATACATCTGTTCCAAATAAGATAGCAGCAGCTTGTACCTCGCTATTCGTTACTTGAGCCCACCTAATAAATGTTTCTAAATCGATCACCTTGCGACCACGTTCATATTTGCTTACATGTGATTGCGTTATATTAAGTTCATCTGCCATCTCTTCTTGAGTGATCTTGGCATTTTCACGAAATTTCTTTAGTATTTTCTTAAAATCAAAGCTCAAAGCGCTCATAATTTCATTCCTTCCATCAGTCTATAATGGACTATAGTCCATATTGGATTACCAATTTCTATCAAGTTAACTTAATATAGTGATAAGAGGTTGTTTGCCCCAACCTCTTATGATTTCTACTAGATTGGTAGTTTGATTGAGGCCATTTGCCCTGGCCTCTCCTATTAAATTGCTTTAACCAGTTGCATTGCCTTGGGTGCATTTGCCCGCACCCAATCGGTATTTGCATAAATCCATTCAAATAATAATTTTGTAGGTACTCTTGGGTGACCAAATTCTCTATTAACTGGGAAGTCCCTACGATTGAATAATTCGGCACATTTTGTTTCACCGATATCTACTAATTCCATAAATTGTTTTCTTGTTAATAGAGGCTTTAATGCGAATTTTGTTTGTCCATCAGCTACGCCTCTCAAATACGCTTTTTCAATAGCAAGTGATAACTTTTGTTCAAATAAATCAAATTCAGCGGATTCAATGTTTTGAACTTGCTCTTTTATACTCAATAGGAAAACCTCCTTTATTGAACTAGTTTTAATTGTCCTTGACCGTTACATGTTGTGATATCCATTCGTAATGACGTATTTGGCTGCCACATTGAAATAAATTTAATACCTTCTGCAAATCGCGATCTTGGTAAATCACCATAACGAGGTATTTGGAAATGGTTTTTAAAGTCACGCCAAAAGGCTGAAAATACTTGTTTACTTAGTTGTTTATAAGCATTAGCATCTTTCCCGCCTACTGCTTCCATTACAGCTTCATTTGCTCGTTTTCTGATTTGAGCTTCTTGGTTACCATCGATTCGCATAGTATCAACCAGTGTTTGCACAGTCTCTTTCACTTCAATGACTTCGCCTTTGATTGTTTTAATCTCTTGATAGTTTTTGAGTGAAGCTTGTAGTGCTAGTTCTACTGGATCTTGTCCTTGTTGTTCTTGTTTTTGAATAAATTCTTTCATCCTTTTAAATTCTTGGATGAATTTAATTTTTGTTTGCACAGCTTCTTTCGTGTTGTAGCTGAAAACTACGAGTGCAAAGGCTTCTTCTGTTAAATTGAACTTCGGATATTGTTTGCCTCTACTTTCGTAATTTGATTCCTCAAAATTGAGGAGTGAAAATTCTTCACCTGCAAATTCGATTTGTTTGCGAATGTCTCTCAAAACATTGTCATGACCTTTCCCGAACATGCCAGCGATTGTTAAGCTGTCTGTTATTACTTGATTGTCTTGAATGAAAACTAATTGATTCATAATAGAACCTCCTTGATTTGGTAGAGTAAAAGCCTATTAATTGATTTGCTAGATTTAAAAGTTAAATAGCCTTTTTATGTTCCTTTAAAGAACATTTATCTTCAAAAAAAATTGTCCAATCAAACCCTAGAGTAGCAGCTATCTTCTTTGCTACATCGACAGTAGGAGTCTTGATTCCTAACTCAATTTTTGTATAGTAACTTCGAGATATACCAGAAGAATCAGCTATTTCAAATTGAGTTTTCCTTTTAGAGACACGTATTTCTTTTAGCCAATATCTCATTTGAAACCTCCTTTCGTTCCTTTAAGGAACATCTTATAAACTTATAATAAGTTACCTAAAGGAACATGTCAACTAGTTTTTTAAAAATAATTACACTATTAGGAACATATATAGAAGTTACCCACAGGAACATATATTATTAGAGGAAACGTATTTATTATCTTATAGAAAGGAGATATTTTAATGGATGTATTTGCTCAACGGTTAAAAAAATGCAGGGAAGATTTAAAAAAAACGAATCCTAATTACACTCAAGCTTTTGTTGCCAACAAAATAGGAGTTGCAAGAACTACTTACACAGCTTATGAAAATGGAACAAAGATTCCACCACTTGATACGGTAATTATAATTGCTGACTTTTTCGGGGTTTCCTCAGATTATCTTTTAGGAAGAACAAACATTAAAAATCAAGGAGAACTAGCAGCACATAGGTCTGACAATTTTTTAGAAGATTTACCAGAAGAAGCTGTAAAAGAGCTTGAAACTTTTAAAGAATTTATAAGATCGAAATATGGAAACAAAGAGTAAAGTGGGGAATGTTTAATGCCAATTGTTGATACATATAAATTATGTGATATTGCTTTAGGTGAGGGTATAGTAATTGAACATTGGGATTTCCCCAAACCATTAGATGCTGTTTATTTCTTCGAACCAGGTCTCCCCCCTACTATCGGTATTGCAAATAGAATTAGATATGATTCTCCTTTGTATAGATGTATTTTAGCAGAAGAACTAGGTCATCACTTTACAACTGTAGGAAATAATATTGCTAATTCCCGAATGAATTATCATGAACGACTTAGTGTCGGTAAAGTAGAATACAAAGCCATGAGGTGGGCAACTGAAACTCTAATTCCTATAGAGTACTTGCGAATAGCAATTTTACAAGAAAAACATTGGACCAATTGGGTACTTGCAGAATATTTTGATGTTACAATTGAAATGATTGATTTCAGATTACAACTGCCTGATGCGGAAGAGTTGGTTATCTACACAAAATATAGAAGATACGGTTAATAACAATTTAATACTTATTACCTAACCACTTTTTAATGAGGTTTTTTTTATAACCTTAAATAGAACATATATTCTTATTGCAATACTGAATATGGGAGGAATGAAAATGTTTTGCGAGGAAATAAAATTAAAATCTGGTCAAAAACGTTGGGTCTGTGTTGCTGATGGACCACCTGACCCAGCAACTGGTAAGCGAAATCAAATATCTCGTAGAGGCAAATCAAAAAAAGAGGCGATGAATCGAGTTAACGATGCTATCTACTCATTACAAAAAGATGGGATAGATCAACGTGTTGGCCAAAGTATGACTTTCGACAAACTTGCCGAAGAATGGATTGAAACTTATGAATTAACTGGTGTTAAGAGAGGCACTGTTAGAATTAGAGAAAAGGAAATAAAAATTTTAAATAAGCACATTGCTAAAATGCCAATCATAGATATTACTCACTCAAAATATCAAAAATTATTAAATAAAATATCTCAAGAATATGCACGTAACACGGTTTCAGGTGTGCATGTCTGTGCCAGCATGATTTTTAAATACGCTGTCAAAGATAGATTGATTAAAGATAATCCAGCTACTGGTGCCATTGTTCCGAAAAAACGCAGGACAGTTGAAGAAATCGAGACAGAAACAATCGAAGAAGGTTATTTAACTAGTGATGAAGTGGAATCTTTTTTAAATGCTGTCACTAATCACGGTTTGGACCTAGACATAGAACGTTTTTATTTATTAGCTTTTACTGGTATGAGATCTGGGGAATTATGTGCTTTGAAATGGTCAGATATAGATTTTAGAAATAATACAATTCGAATTACAAAAACTCTATATAACGAAGATAATAATATGCGAAAGTATGAGTTAACTCCACCAAAAACGGATGGATCAATAAGAACTATTGAAGTGGAGAAAAGCATAATGGATTTATTAAAATCACATCGCAAACGGCAATTGAAAGTCACATCTAGGTATCGTCAGGAAGAATTGAATGAATATCACGATGGAAACTTTGTTTTTTGTCGCATTAATGGGTATCCATATATCCAAAAAACGATTATTAATCGAATGGCTAGATTGTTAGAACACACTAACATTAAAAAAGATGCAACTCCACATATTTTCCGTCACACTCATATTAGTATGCTAACCGAAGCTGGTGTAGATTTGAATACGATTATGGAGCGAGTGGGACATGATGACATGCAGACAACATTAAAAATTTATACACATGTTACTAACAAAATGAAAAAGGATGCCTCCGAGAAAATGACAAGCACTTTCGGAAACATCCTCCATAACATTAATTCTAATCTTTTTTAG